GACGGGCATGAAGTCCCAGCGTGCCGGCGCGTTGTGGGCTTCGATTCGCCCGCGCATGACGGCGGCTCGCGCTTCCTTGGTGGCCGGCTGGTAGGTTCCACGCCACGCCTGATCGATGCCGACGTTGCGGCCGATGTTGGTGCTGTCGACGCTGGAGAACGGGAAGCGCGTGAACACCTCCGGGTCGAGCATCCGAAGGCCGTGCAGACGCGCCAGCGGGCGGCCGTCCTCGTCGCAGGCCGCGTGCATCGCCTGAGCCATCCGGCGCCACCACGCAGCGGTCTTGATGACCGCGAACTCGCCCGAGCTTCCCAGGCACACGCGCGGCCATTCGCGCACGAGCGTTTGCAGGCGGGCCAGAGATTCATGCAGGTGCCAGACCGGCGCCCCGAAGTGGCGGGGCAGCGGCCATTCGCGCAGCAAGTCGTCGTTGGCCTTCTCGTCGCCGTCGATCACATCCGGGATCACCGCGAAGTCACAGCACGGGATGCGCTGGCACTCGCGCGCCCAGCGGTAGAACTCCGTCCAATCGGTGATGGGCTTCCCTGCTCGCCATGCTCCGAACGCGCCGTTGTCCAGCGCGAAGGACTGGCAGACCGTCGTCGCGAGCGCGAGTTGCCGTGCGTCCGAGAAGCTGACGAATGCGTGGCCGGCTCCGATGGCGGAAGCCGCCGCCGTCTCGGGCGTGATGGGGAGGCCGTGGTAGTGAATCACTGCTGGCCCTTCAGGCGCTCGGCCACTTCGTCAGACTTCAACCACGGCTCAGCGGTGATGATCGACTTCGCCTGCCCCTCTTGCGCAGAGCCTGAGCCGACGGTAGGGGGTGCGCTGGTCAGCGCCAGCAGTTTGGCTTCTCCGCTTGTCATGCTGCGGCTCCTTCAACAAGGGTCGCAAGCCCGCGACCGCGAATGACACGCGCTGCATTCACGTCGCGATCGTGTTCGATCCCGCAGTGACAACGCCACATCCGCTTTTTCAATCCCGCACGGCCTCGCGGCCCGGCGATCACGCCGCATACGTTGCAGGTTTGGGTACTCCATGACTCATTGACTACCGCAAAGACGATGCCTGCCTGACGGCACTTTGTTTCGAGCATCGCTTTGAATATGCCCCAGCCCGCGTCATGCGTGGACTTGGCCATGGTGGTCTTGAGCATTGATGTACTGCTCACATCGCCGACGAAGATCGCGGCGTTCTCTTTCACCAACTTGGTGCTGAACTTATGCAGCCCGTCCTTGCGCTGGTTCTTGATCTTCGCGTGCACAGTGCGGGCTAGGCGCTTCTTTCCGGCGCGCTGGGCCTTTGCGAGCTTGGCCTCACTGGCGCGGTACAGACGCCCCGTAAACGTCTGTCCGTCCGACGTTGTCGCGGCGGCCTTGAGGCCAAGGTCGACGCCGACCGCGGTCATACCTTCGGACTTGCTGGCCGCGGTCTCAACCGCGACGTTGAGATACCAGCGACCACGCGCATCCTGCGAGAACGAACCGGATCGCAGCGAATATTCGCCCAATCCATAGCTGTCCCAGAGACTGAAGCGGTGTCCGGCATAGACGACCTGGCCGGCGCGGTATCGGATATTCTCACCCTTGAATGGAACCCAGCCGAGCGAGTATTTCGAGGATTGGCGGCTGGAGACGCGCCAATTCAAGCGCTGCTTTTTAGCAACCTTTCGGCGGCTTGCGAATTCCTGGCACACGAGGTTGATTGTCCCGCTACCGATCTCGACGCCTTCGCAGTGCGTGAAGCCGGCCGTGAGGTTGTTCAGGTCATAGCCACTGAGGAACTGACGCCGATCACGAATCGCCTTCTGGCTCGTCTCGTTCGCGAAGTTCCAGACGGTATTGACGTTGCGCGCCATCCTGGTCAGGATCGCTGCGTGCTTGTCCTTGACCCGCACCTGCAGGGTCTTGATGCAGGCCTCAGCCATGGCTCGCCCCCTCGCTATCCCCACCCTCGCGAGTCCGGTCGGCTTCGCTCGGGGGTTGGGCATTCAGCGCGCGTTGGATCAAGGCCGGCAGCTTGTCGTCGCACTCGGTCAGTTGACCCAGGTTCCAACCGTGGTGATGCTGATCCCGGCCGCGATAGATCGCCCAGCCCGAACCATGCCGTTCGACGCTCCAGTCTGCCGCCTCGCCCTCGGCCTTCGGTGCACTGGCGGTCGGGGTGGGGGCGAGATAGACAGCGTGGATTTCGGTGGGCGCCTTGATTGTTTCGGCGAATGCTTCGGCTCGATCCTGCGTGCTGAACGCCTCCAAAATTGGTCGGCGACCGATCACCTCAAAGGCCATCCACGCCACCGGCTCGGCCTGCGGGATGGTGAGGAACGCTTCAATGCGGTCGCACAAGTCAGCACCCTTCGGGTATCCCGGCAAGGTGTCGATGGTTTCGACAGCCTCACGAAGCAATGTGTGCGCCACCGCTTCCCCAGCCCCCTGCGCCCGTGCGGCATCCTCTTCCTCGTCGCGCAAGGGCGTGCCGGCGAGCGCCATGGCGGCCACGGTGCCGTCTTCCACGGTCGCCGTCCCGGCCTCGTCACACCAGAAATTCGCAGGCTCGCCGCTGACGGTGTCCCAGGCGTCTTCCTCGGCCAGCGCGAAGTGGCAGCGATCCGCGTAGAACTTCAGCGCATCCCGCCAGCCTTCCGGCTCGGCCTGCGCCCGTGCGGCTCGATCCTGGGCGACCTCGGCGTCGAATTGCGCTTGTGTGGTGATGATGGCGACCATGTTCCAGCCGCGCGAGAACCGATCCGGCGTCATGTATTCGGCCGCGAGGTCGAAGGTCACGTTCTCGATGATGCAGGCGCCGCCGCTGTTGAAGACCGCCCAATGGCCGTCGTGCTTTCGCGGCACGGCTTGGCTAGCGTCTGAGGGGATGGGGGTCATGTCAGTCTCCGAGAGAAAGGATGAAAGCCAGCATGCAGAGCAGCAAGATGAGCGCGGCCAGGGCGGCGGCGATGTTGTGATCGTGGTCGTACATGGCTAGTCCTTGTTGGTGAGTGCGGCGCGGGCCTTCGCAAGCGCATCGAATGCGGATGCGATTGCCGCAGAAGCCGATTCCTGTCCGCAGCATCCGGCGCACCAGACTTCGCGGCATTTGTTGCCATTGCAGGATTCGACGATTTCGGTGGCGACGAACGGGGTCACGCTCATAAGCGCCTCCCTCAGCCGTGCCGCATCCTTGGCAAGATCGTCCATCCGGTCGAGGATCGCGCGGAGGTCGGAGTACCGCGTCATCGCCTCTTTCGCGGACACGACTTCGTGAATGTTTCCGGCTCGCTCGTAGGCCTCCAGCGCCTCTCTGATGCGGGCTGCGGCTTGTTGTGCGTCCATGCGTCTCTCCTTGGGTGAGCCAGTCAAATCCAACCGGCAAAGACCGCAATGCCCAGCAGGATCAGCGCCAGCAGAAATGCACCGCAAGCGACAACGATCAGGGTCGGGCCGACATAGTTGGGCTTGCTCATGCTCTATCTCTTTCGCCTCAGGGGCTGGGTTAGTCGGTCAGTCAGCGGTGGGTGAGGGGGTAGAGATCACCCGTGATGGGCGCGATTGCCCCACAGCCAGCGAGTCGCGCCGCGTGGCGTTCCATCGGGGCTGACGTAGGCGTATCGCTCGCGGAAATTGATGACCATCCAGGTTCCGGGTAGGCGAAGCTGGAGCCAGTGGCCGAACAGCGTCAGCGTCCGAGCAATGGTCAGCGGGAACGGGTCACCCTTGAATTGCCAGCCGAGGCAGTTCGCCTTCTCCCAGCCGCCGAACCAAATCAGGTAGTGGCGCAGGCGGCAGAGCTTCCCGGCAATCGTGTTCTTGCGCTCATTGCTCAACGCCTGATACACCACGGTGCGCATGTCTTCTCCGTTGGCGTGCAGGCGCTTTGCGAGTTCAAGCGTGTCGTCTCTCATGCTCTATTCCTTGCAGTTAGCACCTCAATGGGTGCGGTAGGGGGAGGTCAGCCCGGAATTTCTTCGGCGACCTGAGTGGGAATGCCGTTGTGAGCCATGAAGGCAAGCGTGTATTCGATGAGGCTCGAACTTCTCTTGATGCTCATGAGGGCAGTGCTCTCGCGCAGGTTCACAAATTCCCCTTCAAGTCCGGGCACGATGTCGACTTCGTCATTCGTCGCCACCGCATGGCCGGAGACGAGCAACACCTTCCACTGCGCGGCGTTGCGGGTCTTGTTCATCCACTTGTGGCCGCTCTTGGCGATCACGTCGCAGAGGGCGTGGAAGTGGGCGTTTTGCTCCAGGCTGCGGGTTTCCGGCTTGACGCTCAACCGCATTGCATGGCCGGCGAGAAGTGCTGCCTTGATGCGAGGAAAGACGTAGTTGTTCCAAAAGGCCATTGCCTGTTGTGGATTCGTGAGCGGGCCGGAGACGTTCATGGCTACTTGATCTCCACGCGGGAACCCTGCACCAGCCGAGCGCCCTGAATGTCGACGCCCTTCTGCAGCGCCGCCTTGATAGCCGTCTTGTCCGGCGCTGGGGCGGGGATTGCCGGCTGGCGCATGAACTCGCCCGGAATCAGCTTCTCGTCGTAGACCTCCACGCTGGGCGGGTTGGTCTTGACCTTGATGGCGAAGTGCGGCGTCTCGACCGAATGGATTCCGGCGTGAGCCATGTTCGCCAGCAGGTAGGCCGACAGGGATGCGGCGCGGGACTCGATGGCCTTGCGACGGTCGGCCATCTGCTTCTCCGCATCCTTGATCTGGCTGGCGAGCGATTCCATGTTGCGAATCACCGCAGCCGTTGCGGAAGCCTTCACCTCCAGTTCGCCGGACATGCCGTCAAGCGTGTCCTTGACGGTTTGGGGATCAAGGTCGAGGTCGGCGAGCTTCTCGGCGGCCTGGCGGAACTCGTGGGCGAGTTGGTAGAGCCTCATTTCCATGATTCACCTCGAACGATTCGACTGATTTGGGCCTGTTTGATGCCAAAGTCGGCAGCGAGGTCGGTCTGAAATTCGCCCTCAAGATAGCGACGGCGAATCTCCTGAACTTGCGCAGCTGACAACTTGGCGCCGCCGCTCTGCTCACCACGCAGCGGGTTCGGGTTCCGATAGCCGGGAGGCGTTCCGCGCATCACCGCACGGCCCTTCTTCATCATGTCGCGGACGTTGTCGGCATCCGTACCAAGAAAGAGATGGTCTGGGTTGATGCACGACGCGACATCGCAGCGATGCAGAACGCGCATGCCGGATGGAATCGGGCCGTTCACCAGCTCCCATGAGACGCGGTGTGCATACGACTGGCGGTCATTGACCGAGAGCACTCCATAGCCAAACGGCGTACTCGCTCCGACAAAGACATGGCAGCCGCAGAACGGGATTCGATGCGTCTTCGCCTCCAGACGTGGCGCGATGGGCTGAATGACGCCACGCGGCTTCGCGGCGCGTTCAAGGGCGGTCATGCTGCTACCTCCGGCCAGTTAGCCGTCAGGTCGGCCTGAATCTCGGCCGGGATCGCGTCCCACGTTGCGGTGAACTCGCGCTCAGGCATCAAGGCCAGCTCTGCGGCAACGGCCTTCGCTTCGCCTGCAATCGTGCGATCGATCAGGGCTTGGACGGGATCAACCTTCTCTGGCTCTGCCGCGGGCTCCGCACCACTCTCCAGCCACTCGCGCAGGGTTGCCCCTGTCTTCGGGCTGATGGCTGCCGGATCGCCCTGGAACAGGCCCGTGCGGTCTTTGCTCGCGGTGGCGTAGTGACCGTCATGGATCAGGTCGAGAACAACCGTGAATTCGTACTCGAATCCGTCGCGTTGCTCGGTCTTCATTCCCAGCTTGACAACCTTTTTTCGGGAACCGTCGTCGACCTGACTCGTCTCGGTCTTGCTGCGGCCGGTAGCGATGACATGGGCGTTTGCCTGGAGCATCGCATCGATGAAGGCGCGATGACGCGGCGTGGTGTCGTTCCAGGCGCTCCAGGTGTTGCCCCGGAACTTGGCGTGGGCGGTTTTCTCGTTGATTTCGAGACAACCACCCGAACCGCTCCACTCGTGCGTGGTCGAGTCGATGACGATCACGTCATAGCCAGCCTTCTCCGCAGCCCGAATTGCTTCGATGTAGCGTTCGGGAGAGTAGGGCGGCGACAGTTCCAGCGCGTCGAAGTCGACGAGGTGCGAGTACAGCGATGCGGAACCGTGCTCGGTGTCAATGACAGCGATCTTGCCGCCGATGCCCTTGGCGAGCATCAACGCGCCGTAGGTCTTGCCAGAGCCGGAAGGGCCAGTCAGCGCAAGCCGTAGCTTCGCGCGCTTTCGAACTGCCTTGGTGAATTGCACGTTTCTCTCCTAGAAGGGAAGTTGGCGATAGGCGATCCCACGCGCGATGCGCAGGGCGTAGGCGAAGCGGTGAGCCTTCCAATACAGGAAGAACACCGCGATGAATTCGATGTGGCGGCGCATGTCAGTTCGGCCAGTTGGCAAGGATCACGACACAGACAAGCACGAGTGCGACGGTTGCCGTGTAGCTGCGCCAGAAAATCGCGCGTGTGTTGTCGTCCACGTCGTCTTGGTCGGGCTTGCCGGCGAGCATCGAGAACTTCGGCACGGGCGTTTGGCAGTCACGGCCCTGGCGCAAGTCTTCGATGGGATAGCGCACGTCTTCGTCCAACAGCGTCGCCCGATGCAAGTCCGTGTTGATGTACAAAACGTTCGGGGTGCTGGTGCTTCTCCAATTGGCGTTAGACATAGTTTTCGGCCTCCAGGCGAGTGATGAAGAAATGAATGCCGTTTGAGCATTCGTCTTGCCAGTTCTCGTCGAACTTGTCGGGTGTCACGCGCTGGCCTACGCGGTACTGCGTCTCTTCGTCGTGCATGCTTGTGCCGAACTCCGCACCGAAGACTTCGAGCACGTCAGCAAACTCCGCCCGGCATTTCCGGCCGAAGGCGTGTGAGCGCTTCGCTTCCTCGGGAATGCGCAGTTTCACGATCACGCTGTTCTGGCACTTCTTCCAGCCGATCAGCTTC